GAAACATTATCAATCCTTGCTTGAACTGGCCACTTGGAATCTGTCACAATCCAGTTACTAGCATGTTCCTTAAATTCATATTGGGTTTCTTCCAGTTTATTAGGTTTAATAAGCCAGGCCCCTTCGTAATGACTAGCAGCTCTTTTTGGATCTACAATTACTTTACAACCAAATGTGTTAATGTGTGCAATTATTTCTTTTGCATGAGTTAACACACCTTTAGCATAATCACTTAACACAACGTAAGTAAATGGAGAAAAATCAATACCTTTAATATCAATTAACATTTGATCACTGTCAGCAAAATGATCTTCGTCAATGCGTGTAACATAATGACCGTCACTAAACACGCGAGTCTTAACACTTTTGAGGCCGTCATAATGCAATAATTGTACATCTACACCGAGAGACTTTAGGTTCTCAAAAAGATTTCCTGCGCCACCTGTTGATTCTTTTATGTTTATTAAATTTACAATGGGGATAGGAGCTTCGGGACTTAATCTGTCAGAAGTTCCGTACACATATTTGTCGATTATTACATCGCCGATTACTAATACTTTTATCATAATTTTATTATACTGCCTTTCCTGTAATTAGTCAAGTAAATCTATGACTTTAAAAACTGTTTTTAATTTATCTAAATTGATTTTATTTCTTAAAGTGTTACCTAAACCGTGGTGCAATGGTTTAGGCCACATTCCAAAAGTGACCCAGGCATACCCATCATGCTCGCCATTTAATACTGGCATAAACTCATGGTCTACTACGCATAGATATGTGTGGAATCGGAAGTGGGAATCATTACTAACAAATGTCTCTAATGGCATTGTTTTTTTAATTGTAAGTTCGCCTATTTCTTCGAATATTTCACGCTTTAGGCCTTCCCAAGGAGTTTCGGCACCTTCGTTTGTTCCGCCTACTAACCCCCATAAATTGCCAGAACGGCCTTTTACTCTATGTAAGAATAAAAATCTTTTAGTATCAAGGGCGTACACAATTGCACCGCTACAGATGATGTTATTTGCTTTCATACTAATAATTATCTTAGTATGCTAGTCTCCACGTACCGTTTGGATATTCGCCGTCAAACGCTAATATCCATTCTCCGTTAGTGAACTTATATTGTTTACTTGTATTAAGATTTGAAGTATATATAGCTGTGTCACCTTGGGCACTTGCATCGAATACAACAGACCAAGTAGTGCCATTCCATTCAACAATATCGTTAGCTCCTGCTATAAAGTCAGTACCGTCATTATTTTTCCAGGCGTCTGCACCGTCGTATGCATAATTGTCAGGAGTATCATACCCGGCATCTTGACCAACATTAACGCTATTGTTAATATCAGAAAGTATTAGTATTCGAGGATTGCCTGATTTTAATGACGACGGATTAGTTTTGTATGGATTGATAATAAAGTCGATCTTATTTTTATCACCGTTAGGTCCAGTAATGACCGTGTCTGCAGGCAATGAATCGGCATCCCACACAATTGATAGTTCGTAAATATCAAGTGGATTAACAACAACAGTTCCGACTATCTCGTTTGCTCTATCACCTCTAGTTAACCGTAGTTCAGTGATACCGTCATCAAACTCAAACGGCATACTTTTTAGATAACCTGTCCAAGTTTCTGCTGCTACTACACCTTTCCTAACTAGTTTAGCACTATTGCCCATAACTAATAAATCATAATTATCATGTGCAGTTGCTAGCACCGAGTCAACACTAGCTATTGATTTACCTTCTTTAGAAGTTTCTTCTATAACTCCAGTAGGATTGCCAAAGTCATCAGTTGGCACAATCTTAGTTGTGTTGTCATTAACTGGAACGCCAGTTAAGTCAGTAGCTCTTGTTAAGTTTAGGTCAACTGACCCTTGTGATTCATTAAATATACTTTGTATTACTTTTGTAATAACACCAAGTCGTTTAACCTTAACTGGTGGACTAATATAGATAGGGGTTGTAAATGTTAGTGTAGCAATATCAATATCACTTTCTGTACCAGTTGGAATTGTTCTACTACTAAACGTAGTGCCTGATAAATGTACTACACTTAGACTTGTCCAGTCAATGTAATTGTCAGTTGTTTGAATTTCTAAACTCGGATTGAACAACATTAAAATTTGTTCTAATATCTGTAATTTTTGATCAGTATTAGAACTCCATATATCAACATTTAATGTTAGTATATACGGAGTAGGCATTAGTCGCTCGACTGTGTAATTTTTACCTTCGGCATTTAAGTATTCTTTTCCGGTGGCATCATACGCACGTTCTCTAATATTAACTTTATTAACATAGCTACTATCGGCTAACCGAGTGGGATCTAATTCTAAACCAGTAACATATATTGACATCCGAGGCGCACTTGGAATTTTATTCTCTGAGTTATCTCTAATAATATTTGCAACTTGGCGAGTTAAATCTCCATAGAGGACAGGTACTTGTTTAAGATTACCAGCACCGTCTTTGTGACTAAAGTTACTCATTAGTCGTACAATTTGTGTTATGTATCTACGTATTTGTCCGTCATAAAAATGCTGCATTATTCATCTGCCTTTGGTTTTAACGCTTGACTTAAACTTTGTCGCTCGACTGTTGTTTCACCGCCGATTGTATCTGTAGCATTATTATTTACAAAGCTACCTTTTTGTGTATGTCGTCCATTTGTATTTGATAATCCCATACGAACATTATCTTCTTGTTTAACCCAACGATCGCCATCATATCTAAATAGTCTGTTTGGTGCAAAATCTGTACGTAGGAAGAAATCACCGTTTTCTGGTGAAGATGTAAACGCAATACCGTGCCCAAACGCTGACCCGTTAGTAGGAATACCGTCACCTAATAAGTAACCTGTATATCCTGGCCTAGCCACAGATTGCATCGTGTCGGGAATATCGTCATTATTAGAATCTACTAATGCAGTGTTACCGTTTTCATCTAATTGCAAGCTAAAGAAATGGTTTGTTTCGTATCCTGACTTTGGCGAATCTACTTCTGCTTGATTTACTATAGCATTATTAATTTGCATTTCTTTATCGTAAGTAGATAGTAAATCACGCAATGTGTTACCTCCAGGAACATCTTCTTCCGCAGGTAAATCTAATATTTCTTTAAATTCCTGACTATCAACTATTTGTTTAAGTTTAAGTCTATACAAGTGTGGATACCAAGTTTGACTATAACCTTCTGCTGCACGATTAACATCTTCTACAACATAAAATCTTTTAAGTCCAACTGTATGATCATTTAATGCATACTCATCTTTTAAATGCGGTAATTCAATTACATCGCCTGAAATAATCTTCCGACCAATTGTTTTAACACTACTATTAATATGTATAGTAAGCATTAATGTATCGTTACTTAAAAATAATCCAAACTGACTTAAATTAAAATCAAGATCTTGAACATTATATATGCCACGCATTGTGTATACATCAGGATCGTATTTTCGATCTCTATTTTCAAGAAATAATAAATCTTGTATGTTAGTTGGCTTTACATTATCATATTGAGGCTCGTCGGCTGTTGCGTCTGCATCAGATGGACTTTCTGTCCCTAAGTACTTGTGTACATGAAGATCGGTTCCGCCTACAGTAAACATTTCATAAACTTGTTTGTCTATGAAGTTGTAGTCGTTTCCTTTTTGCGGTTTATATAAACTTAATCTTGGCATATACATATTTAGCGTAATCAAACAGATACGATAAATACTAGATACGGGAGTTATTATAATGGCAACAACGCAAAAACAAGAAATATACGATTATGTTAACACATTCCTCGGTGGAGGCATGGTTGATGTTGAACTTGATCCTATACATTACGAAACTGCACTAACCAAGGCATTGACGAGATATAGATCACGAACTGAAAACTCAGTAGAAGAATCTTATTTGTTTATGCCAACAGTAATAGATCAAAATGAATACGTATTGCCTAAAGAAGTAATAGAAGTTCGTCAGATATTTCGCAGAAGCATCGGTTCACGAAGTGGCGGTGGCGAAGGCGGCAGTGTATTTGAACCATTTAATATGGCATATACTAATACCTACTTACTTTCAAGTAGTAACATGGGCGGACTGGCAACTTACGATATGTTTAGTCAGTACCAAGAACTTGTTGGACGTATGTTCGGCGCATACATTGAATTTAAGTGGAATAGAACTGCTAAAAAATTAACAATACTTCAGCGACCTAGAGCAAATGAAACATTAATGCTTTATGTTTACAATCATCGTCCAGATGAAGAATTATTAAATGACTATATGGCAATTCAGTGGATTAAAGATTATACACTTGCTGGCTGCAAGTATATGTTAGGCGAAGCAAGAGAAAAGTTTGCTACTATTGCAGGACCACAAGGTGGCACAAGTTTAAATGGTTCTAGTTTAAAATCAGAAGCAGAACGCGAAATGGAAAAACTAGAAAACGAAGTAGCAATGGCACAGGCTGGTGGTACAGGCTACGGATTTGTAATAGGCTAATAACGGTTGACATTTGCTAGTTTTTAGTTTATAATAAGCTATTACTAGGAGAAGTTAATGAGTAAACCCAAATTATTAGTTATTGGTCACGGCCGCCATGGTAAAGATACTGTGTGTGAGATGCTACGCGACCATTACGGATACACTTTTGAAAGCAGTTCAAAGTTTTGCAGCCTACAATTTATATACAATGATCTAAAGGACAAGTATGGATATGCTAATGAAGAAGAGTGTTATGCTGACAGGCATAATCACAGAGCAGAATGGTATAACGCTATTTGTGATTATAATGTTCCTGATGCAGCGACT